TTATGATCGATAAGTATATTTTAGGCGACATCTTACAACAATTCTTTGCAGTTGAATACTTATTAACAAAAGTAGTTGCATTAGTACTAGCTTCAATCGAAGTCTTTAGTATGGATGAGAACTACAGAGCTGTTAGAACTCATGGATTATGGCATGCATTTAAGAAACTTGTAGGTAGAGCCAGAGACGTTAAGGGTGAATTAAAAGACTTCGACTTAGACGATTTAAAATAAAATAAATACTATATGGAAAATAAAAAGAAATTAGTCGACTTAGGAATCTTAACTGAAGATGAACAAAGTGGCGTAAAACGTGTATCACTTGTAGAAGAACCTGCAATTGAACTAGATTTTAGATATTTTGGTAAGCAATATGGATTCGTTAAACCAAGAGGTGGCGAATCACAAGATGAATTTATTGGTCGTTGCATACCAGTTTTAAGAAATGAAGGTAAACCAGAAGATCAAGCAATTGCAATTTGCTATTCATATTGGGAAGAAGGATTTGAAGTTGACACAGCAGGTTTAGAACCTTATGTAGCACCTTATATTAAGAAAAAGAATGGTAAAGCTGAAAAGCCTATTACTAAAGCTATTTTAATGGAAGAAGAATGTCCAATGGATTATGCATGGACTAAAAATGCTTACATTGTAGATACTATTCTTGCATTAGCAGAAGAATTAGGAACCAAAGAAGCAGACTTAGCAAAACTATTTACAATGGAGTTTTCTAATCCTACAGCAGGTGGATCAGGAACGAGCGTAAGTGAAGTTTTAAATCAAGGTGATAAAAAGCTTTATTTATACAAATATCAAGGTAATATTGGTACTAATTCAAGAGATTTCTGTATAGGAATGGTTGCATTAGACAACTTTTACACTAAAGCACAGATCCAAGCGATGTCAGATATTGCAGTAAATGCAGGTTTTGGCATTAATGGAGCATCAACCTACTCGATTTGGTCATTTAAAGGCGGACCTAACAGCAAACACAGATGGGTTCAATACTTGGTGACAATGCCTAACGGTCAAATTCAAATTGAAGTAGTAAAAGATGCAGCAGGAAGAGCTGGTCAAAGACCAATTGATATGCCTAAACAAGGTTATTACAGTAAAGCAGCATTCAAATTTGCTTCAGAAGATAAAATGGAACTTGTTGGACCTGCAATGGTACCTGATATGAGCATTCCAAGATTAGATCCAGATGGAGAGAAGTATTTTGTAAGATTCTCACCTGAAACTATCAAAGAAATCTGTATGAAGTACATGAAAGAGGCTAGAACTAATGATGTAAATACAGATCATGAAGAAAATTCAGCTGGTGCATACATATATGAGTCTTGGATTGTTGAAGATCCTGAAACAGATAAAGCAAACACAGTTTATGGGTACAATGTACCTAAAGGAACTTGGATGGTATCAATGAAAGTAGATGATAGAGCAACTTGGGCTAGAATTAAATCTGGTGAGTTAAGAGGATTCTCTATTGAAGGTTTATTAATGGATCTTGAGGAGTTAGAAGCCAAAAAGAAGTTTGAAGACATAATCAAAATAATGAGAGATAAATAAGATGTAAGGTTTTAGACTATCTTATACTTATTTTTTAGGCAGTAAGGGGATTCAATTGTTGAGTCCCCTTTGTTATATCCCCTACCCTTAAACCTCATCTGGACATTAAACCCTATTTTATATGCTAGTTGCTCATTTTTGTTTCATTCGCCCGTCCCTCCCTAAAAAATATCTTAGAGATGTGTCAAATGAAAATTAGATATATCTAATATAAAGGGCAACGTGCCCAATAAATAAATAAAAAGACACATTATGACTTACAAATTAAAACTAAACCAAGTTCGCGAGGTATTAGGAATGGAAGTTAAGTTGGAAGCGGTTAAGCTTATCGATGGTGTAACTACAGTAGAGTACGAAAGACTTGAACCAGGTTTCCCATTATTTGTTATCGCTGAAGATGGTACAACTAAGACTCCTGCGCCTGCTGGTGAACACACATTGGAAGACGGCACAACTATTGAAGTTGACAATGCTGGAATGATCATGGAAGTTTCTGCAAAAGAAGAAGAAGTTACAGAAGAAGCACCAGTTGCTGACGCTACTGTAGTTGAAGTTTCTGGAGAAGAAGTTATCGAAGATCCTAAAGTATCTGTAGCTATGGAAGACACAATCGTAGAAAGAGTAACTGAAAAAGTTGCTGAAACTATGAAAGCTATTTTCGAAGCTGTTGAAGAAGTTGCTAAAGAAGTAGCAACAATTAAAGAAGAAATGGGTTCAATGAAAACTAAAATGGAAAAGTTTTCTAAAGCTCCTGCTGCTACATCAATCCCTAAGATTGTTGACGCTGCAAAAACATTTGATTCATTCGACGCTAAAGTTGAAGCTATCAAAAGTGCAATGAAAAAGTAATCAAATTAAAAATTAAAAATAAAAACACATAAATTATGTCATTCAATTTAGCAGGTTTGTCAGCATACGTTGACCAAACATCACAAATCGATCTAATTACTAAAGCGTTATTAAAGCCGCAAACGGTTAATAACCTAGTAGTTAAAGCTGGCTTAACTGCCGGAACAACTAACCTTAACATCTTAGATGCAGGTGTAGACATCTTAGATGCTACTTGCGGATTCGGTGCAGGACAAGTTGGAACAAACACAACTATTTTCACTCAATTACCAATCGTAGTTCAAGCGAAAATGTTAAAAGAACAACTTTGTCCAGATTCACTTTACGACTATTGGTTGTCAAGCCAAATGTCAGCTTCTGCTTACCACGAGACTGTACCATTTGAAGAATCAATTGCAAACTTAAAAGTTAGAGAAATCAACAAATACGTAGAGACTACTCTATGGGCTGGTGATGGTTCTTCTTTAGATGGTTTGTTATTCCAAACTTCAGTTGCTGAAGGTGCTGTAGATGCTACTGCATACTCAACTGCATGGACTTCTGGAACAGCTGTAGCTAACATGTGGGCAGTAATTGATTTACTACCAGTTGCATTAAAACAAGAAGATGATTTGTGCGCATACATGAGTTATTCAACTTACTCTAAGTTGACTCAAGGTTTGATCGCTACAGGTAACTCAATCTTGTTACAATACCCTAACATCAACAACGTTGCAGGTCAAGCAGAGTCTAGCTTCATCTTCCCAGGAACTAACATCAAAGTATTTGCTGCTCCTGGTATTGTTGATCCAGCTGGTGATTCAGCAGTTATCTTAGGTCCTAAGAAATACATGTACATGGGTACTGGTATCATCAACGACCAAGATCAATTCAGATTCTACTACGATCCTTCTCAAGATGTTGTAAACTTCATGGCTAAGTTCAAACTTGGTACTGCTGCTTACGCTTCTCAGTTCGTATCAACTGTAGCATAATAAAACCACCAATATGGAGAGTCTTCGGACTCTCCTATTATAAAAATTAAAAATATAAATATAAAATCATGGCATGTTTAATTAATAGCGCTTTGCCGCTAGATTGTATGAACGCGATGGGTGGTTTAAAGACTGCGTATTTTTTAGGTGGTGAAATTACATCAACAACTGTTGTTGCTGGTGAAATCACTGCTATCGCTGGTACTGGTTCGTTCTACGAATTTCAGTTAGCAAAAGATACAGCTTTCTTCAACGAAGCTATCAACGTTTCAAATACTGCAGGTACTGTTTACTACGAAGGTGTATTAACAGTAGTGCTTCAGAAAATGGATGCAGATAAGAGAAATCAAATTCTTTTATTGGCTCAAAATAGAGATCTTAGAATCGCATTCGTAGATCAACAAGACGTAACTTGGGTTATGGGCTTAACAAGAGGTGCTGTAATGAGTGCTTCAAACGCTGCTACAGGTACTGCAGTTGCTGACATGAATGGATACACGTTATCTTTCACAGCACAAGAGCCTGCTGCTGCTTATCCAATCTTAGCTGGTGATACATTAGCTGATGTAGTTGGTGGTGGTTTAACAGTAGTTACTGCTTAATCTTAATCTCACTCTTTTTAAAGGAAGCCTCTAAGAAATTAGAGGCTTTTTTTATGCGTTGTGTCAAAGGTGACATAACTTATATTTAAAATAAAGAAGAGCAAATCGTAATGATTAATTTAAGAAATCTTACTAATAATACTGACATCATCATTTACGTTAATACGTTAAATGCTGACATTCCTTATGCTTCTAATAACTTCTTGTTTGGTTTTAAAAATGGTTTTAGCAATACATGGACTTATGTAATGCCTCAGATCGTCGTACAAAACACCAGATATACCCAGTTCAGCATAGAACTAGTACAACAACAGATATTAATAGATCCAGAAAATGGTGTGATCAGACTGTCCCCTAGTGGAAACTGGGATTATAAACTTTGGGCAATCGATGCTCCAACTTTAGATCCTTTTGATGGTTATTTACTAGAACAAGGTCAGATGTATTTAGAGAATATACAACCTGAAAACGTAACAATAACCTATATTTCAGATAACGATCCAGAAAGAAATATCGTATACTTAACAAGAGATGAAAGTGAATGTGCTAGATGGAACTCCACAGATATTTGGAGATTCTCTACATTTACTTGGACATGTACACCAATTACAACTTGTCAAGTTTGGCCAATGGCTGGACAATGGCAAAACCAAAACTTTGTATGGGACGTATGCGTATAATTAATAAAATAAAAAGAAAATAAATATAAAATATGGCAGATTTAACTAACAAATACATTTACGAGACGTTTCCGTCAGTAGTTGGTATTGGTGCTCAAGGTTCTGAAGGCGTAACGGCAACTCTTAAACCACTTACAGATGGTATAGGTGTAAACATGCCAATCGAAGTAAGCTTAGATGAAGTAAACATCACGGCACTAAACACAACAACAGTACAATTAAACATCGCTGGTTATGGAGAAGTAATCGACTCTAATGGTAACTGGACTGGTGCAGGTGGTATTGGTGCACAAGGAGCTCAAGGAGCAACAGGTGCACAAGGAGCAACAGGTGCACAAGGTACTAATGGTGCAATCGGTGCTCAAGGTAGTGCAGGAACTAATGGAGCTCAAGGTGCAGTTGGTGCACAAGGTTCTAATGGAACTAATGGTGCACAAGGTGCAGTTGGAGCTCAAGGTGCGATTGGAGCGCAAGGTAGTGCAGGAACTAATGGAGCTCAAGGTGCAATCGGTGCTCAAGGTAGTGCAGGAACTAATGGAGCTCAAGGCGCGGTTGGTGCACAAGGAGCAACAGGTAGTGGAGCACAAGGTGCACAAGGTGATGCTGGAACTGCAGGTGCTCAAGGTGCTGCAGGAACTAATGGAGCTCAAGGTGCAACAGGAGCTCAAGGTAGTTCTGCGCCAGCTGGTTTAATAAATGGTACTGGAACTAGTTCATTAAAACAAGATAATAGTTTAACAACAAATCCAGCAACAGCTAGTGCAACTAATAGTATTGCAATAGGAAATGGAGCTACTGCTCCAAATGCAGATGACGTAAACATTGGTAGAAATACTATTGCAAATAAAAGTGGAGCACTTCCTGGTGACGTAGTTATTGGACATGATAATGCTTCAAATTCACCATTCGGTGGTGAAAACGTATTAATTGGTTCACAAAACACATCATCTACTAATGAAAGAAATATTGCTATTGGTTATAACAACACTCTTTCTAGAGGTAGTATAATCGCTATTGGAGAATCAATAAATGGATCAGCTCAATATAGTCAAATCTTAATAGGTAGTGGTATTACTGGTAGTAGTGAAGCTGGTATTGCTATCGGTGTAAGTGCAACAGCAACGGGTGCTGGTGTTGATGGTAGAATTGCTATTGGTAAATCAACTAATGCAACTGGAAATAGAGCAACAGCTATTGGTTTTGATAATGATTCTACAGGTGAAGGTACTATTGTTTTAGGTGATTCATCTAGAGCTAGAGCTGATAGATCAATCTCTATTGGTTCAGGTATTCAACAAACAAGTGCAGTTTTTACCGATGCTATTTCTCTTGGTACAGATGCACAATCTGATGCACTTAGATCTATTGCTATTGGTCAAAATGCATTATGTGTTACAGCGACTGATATTTCTATTGGTTATAATGCAACTACTCAAGTTTCTGGTGCTGGTGGTAAAATTGCTATTGGATCAGGTGCATTAGTAGAAAATGAATCTGGTATTTCAATTGGTCTTAATGCAAAATCACATTTTTTTGGTGTTGCTCTTGGTGCTAATGCAAATGCAGGTGCTACTTCAAATAAAGGTAATAATATAGCAATTGGTAAAGCTGCAAATGCAGATACAAATGATGCTACTATTGCAATAGGTAATTCATCTTCTTCTACGGGATTAGGTTCAATTGCAATTGGTGAATCAGCAGTTGCTAATGCTAGTGGTGCTATTGCACTTGGTCAAAGTGTTACAGCTTCTACTGCTAACACTACAACTATTAAGAGATTACAAATGTTAGACTATGCTACTTTAAACTTTGCTGATGATACTGCGGCTGCGGCTGGAGGTATACCTTTAGGTGGTGTTTATCATACTGCAGGTTTATTAAAGATTAGAACAGCATAATATAAAATTAAAAATATAAATAAAACAATATGTCAGGATTAAAAGGACAAACAGTCGCAACAACCTACGAAGGTCTTATCAAGACTGTGGATAGTTTACCAATTGATACGACTCCTAAAGCTTTAAGCGAT